TCTTTTCACGAAACTGAGCATCTTACTTAATTTTAAGTCATTTTTAATTGTTGCAAGTGTCGCAAACAACAAACAGTTTTCACCATGACTCTTCAGACCATTTACTGCACAATATCTTGTATTTGGTTCTTCACTCAAATCCAAATAATAATTTGATAGACCAGCTAAAGTTTCTTTTTCTAACTCCGAGACTGGTCTAACCGAAACATCTGCAAACAATATGATTGCTTCAGGTAACACCTTGCGTATAGACTTCAATGATGCAACTGTTTGTGAAAATCTTTCTTCGTCATTAAATGCACCAATGGCTGGTTTAAGTGATGAAGTAACAATAAACAGATTTTTATCTGGTATCATAGAAAATCACTCAGGTTATCAGAATCTCGGTATAAATTGATGGCTTCTGCTCTAGGATATGGATTCGCCTTGTTGTAGTCATTGATCAAAATTCTTCTAGAATTCTGTAGACCACAAATCAAAGTGAAACTCTTGAAACCTAACCGATATAACATCTCTCTTGTCAGTGATGTATATTCATTTTCCCTAGCAGAAGTAAAGATAAATTGTGCGCCACTATCTTGGAGTTTCAATAATCTTTTCACGTTATTCTGTAAAGGTACTTCAAGACACTTACTTTCCAGATCCAGTCTAGATTGTGCCTTGACAATTGTACCATCAATGTCACAGAAGATCACTGGTCTGTCATTGTATTCAAACCAATCATTCGCGGTTCCAACGTCAACATAATTTGTGACACTTCTCTTGGTGAAAATGTGCCCTTGATCTAACATTCGACCAATAATATCAGAAACAAAGATTTCACCATCCATTTGTGAAACATATTCAAAAGCAGACTTGTATTGTTCAGCACTTTCGAATTTGTAACCACCAACACAGAATGTGTCTGAAACAACCTGTTTTTCTATGATATTGGTTACAATGTCTTGTTCATTAACAATAACAAAACTTTTTGATGCCAACTTCTTCAGAATCTCATGTTCAGAGATGTTGGAAACACAAATGTAATTACCTGATGTGTTTTCGTGGTCAAAGAAACTGTCACAATCTTTAACTAAGAACTCACCTTTTGTACCAGATTCTGATAAAATGCGATATACAGTATCGGCAGGCCCTTTGGTTGGTTTATCAATCACAACAAAATTAAGATTGTCGGGCCATTCATGTTGTATCTGTTCTATGACAGCATACTTGTCTTGGTGTTCTTTTAGAATACCGATGTTGATTTTCATACCGAGTTCTCTATATTTTCTCAGTGCATTCATCAACATCATTTCACCCCTGTAATCGTACAAGAGATATTTTGGCTTCATGTCAGGAAATCTTGTAGATAGTCCTGCTGCGGGTACAATTATTTCCATAGTCTGTTTATTTCCTTCATAATGAATTTATGATTGTCATCACCTTGTTTAGTATGTAGATACACTCTCAACAACATCAATATTAGAAGATTGTCGTCGAAAAACTCTTCATATTGTTTTCTTAGTTTATTTTGTAGGTTCTGTAACTTAACTTCCAGTTTTATCTTATCATTTCTTAAGAACCATTTGCACTCCAGGTCTTGTCTGAGTTTTGCAATGTCAAAGACAAACGAATCATATTCTATTGTGACAGGATCGATCAGGTGAAATCCTGGATCGGTATGTATGATGTTCTCTAGTGTCAAGTCACCATGATATGTTGACTGTGGCAATATTTTAGGCAATCTGTCAATCAATTCTTCCTTTGTGAATGGCATTTCATCACAGTCGTCTAACCACTTCAACTTATTGTAATAAGTTTCGGTATAGTCTTTCATTTCGGAATCACCAGAAAAATTATCAATTAAAACAGACAAAAAATTAAACAGCTGGTGACTATTATTGTGTATTAGATAATTCTTCATATCCAAACCATGGATGTATTCCATGATTAGAACATTTTCACTAACAGAATATATTTCAGGAACAGGATAACATGCATCATATAGAAACTTCATTTGATTGAAATTTCTTTCTATATTACCAGTTTTTTCAACGTACAAACCAGTTTGATTTTCTTTTAAGAATATTTTACAACCGGAATGACCACTGAGTTCCTTTATGATTTTGTCCATTGTTCGTAATCATCCCGAATTAAAGAGTGCCATGTTCCGTTGTGTGTGCCGGGTGGAAATGGATTGTTCATGTTCACATAGACAAGTTTCTCACCAATCAAACCGTGTTTGTGTAAGTTTGCTCTCATCAAGTCTTCACCAATGAATTGATTGCCACCATTGTAGTATTCATCAATGTTTTCATATGTTGACATATATTTCATCATATTTTCTTTTGACGAAAAAGCAAACTGGTCATTCCCAAAGTCTCTTGTCGGTACCATTCTGCAATTTGGTATGTACAACTTGGAATTGTCCAACTGTTCGAAAGGAATCTTCACGTTCAATGCATAATCTGTACGCGAACGAATGATCCAATCATAATCATTAAAGACTAATTTCCTACATTCATTCATCGAATAGAACATTCGATATGTAAATCTTGGAGGATATTTCTCTGCGTTTGGTGTATTTGTATACTTGCTGTCGTAATCAACCAATGGTGGTGTGTCGAATTCATAACTTGTTGGTCTATAAAGTTCCAAAAGTTTTCTTTCACCATCAAATTTCCAACTATGAATGTACACATCCACATCGTAATGGTCTAGTAGATTACGTTTGTAATATTCATAACCTTTTTCAAACGATCTGGATTGACCAGAAAAACATAATGCAATTTTCATCTTTGTATCGATACTCTGAGTTGGTCTGTTGTTACACCACGTAGTTTGTTCATGTATATATTACGCAATAACATCATGTGTGGGCAATATCTATCTTCTTTATGGATTCTGATATTCTCCTCACCATATTTGCGGTCATTTCTGAGGTGATCTTCAAATTCTTGTTCGAATTGAGTTGAATGCAATCTTTCATATTCATCATATAGAAAATAATGTTTTGCATAAGAGAACGGCATAATTGCAAAAATGTCTGATATTAAATTGTAAGATTCCTCAAAAGGAGTGATTAACATATCAACATCTTTAAAATCAAATAATTGACCAAACTTGATATCGTATCTACAATATACTAGTGTGTGATATTCTTCTTCAATTAAATCAAATGCTGCCTTTCGACTATAGTTCATCGATGCATTACCGGCAATTCTATCATTGTTTACGTTCTTTGGATGAGCAAGACGAATCCTTTTTTCCATCTCTTCAAATTCTTCTTTGTGAACCTCATAGTTCTCGGCTTTGATTCTTACAGGTTTAAGTCTTTCAACCACATTGTCGAATTCTTCTTTACTGTCGGACCAAAGGTGACAATAAACATCCAGTTGATTTAAATCAATAAACCTTTTGATGCTTTCCCATGTTTGGTCAAATGTTCTGTATTGACCAGATAAGACGATACAATTTTTCATTTGATCCAGTACCAAACATCACATTCTGTAAAAAGAATCTCTTTGCCGACTTTGGCAGCAAATTCATCTGCGGCTTGACGAACACCAGGAATAGCATTGTAATCGTGCCCAGCAAAAACTCCACCAGGCTTCACTTTAGAATAGAAGTTGGCACAATCTTTGGTAAGTTGTTCGTAAGTATGTAGACCATCAATAAAGATAACATCATAATCATCATCAAATAGTTTATCGACAACGTTGTCCGAATAGTCTCTCAACAGATTAAAACGATTACTATAACCCAACAAACGATTCATAAATCTTTGATAAATTGCTTCGCGTTCATTTAGATTGTTTCCGTTCCAGTCAACATAGTTTGAATATGGATCAACACCAGTCAATACACAGTCTGGATTACTGTCTAACAAAAATTGTGTGGTGTCACCAATATCACAACCAATTTCCAACACTCTTGGATAATGCATTTTTTTGATCATCTCTCCAAGCCCGTAACCAGAACACTTGAATGTGGAAGAAGGAGGTGTGAAGGCCTGTGTTTCAGTATTAAATGTAATAACGTCACTCATTATAAAGTCCTATACTTAAAGAATTGAGATTCATCTTCCTGACCATATTTTTGTTCAACGAATTTCTTCCATTCGGGAACGCGATCATATTGATGAACGATGGGGAAAACATATCTATCATGTGTCATTACAACACCATTATCAAACACTGGTTCATAACACAATAGATTTGGTCTGAAATAATCAATCTTTGTTGGATCTGCAACAGTGCCAGCTTCACAAGCCCAACTAACTGTGACTCTCGCCACATCTTTGAAAGGTTGTGTGCCAATCAAAACATTGAATACTGCTTGGTCACAAATAGGAATTGGCCTGTTGATTGCATTAGTAAAGATATTGAAAACCATATCTTTCACATATTCTGAAGCGCCACCAAAAGTTCCTACGTTGTAGATAACATTGTTTTTGAATTGTTCGTAAACATATGGACCATAGGACTGTTTCAGATTGTCATCACCCCAAGGTTCATCTTTATAACGAAGCCCTTCAGATGCAACAATTAATTTCACCGAGGAACCTGGTGTGATTTCTCTTTCAATGTGTTCGAATGGATCTTTTTGAAAGTAAACGTCTTTTACATCGGTCGTAACAACCAATTTATATTTTGCCCAGTTTGTTCTGAGATATTCATAGATTGATAGGAATCTTAAAACGTGAATTGGAACGCCATCAACATGAGCCATTGGAGCAACAATGACACCTTGTTCTTTTAACCAATCGATTGTTTTTTGTGTTGTTTTACCTGCGACTAAAACAACATCGTTATCACCAGCAACTTCTTTTGCTGACAACACCCAAGGTTTTAACTGATTGATTTCGTAGTTGGTGAAACCACCGATAATTAAATTTTTCTCCACGGAAATTCTCCATTATATTTTTCATTCATCACTCTGTTGCCATTTAAAAAGAAGTCTGCATTAACAGAACCAGCATTACCATCAACACGATAGTTGACAGTATACTTTCCTGTGCAGTCGAATTTAGGAAAATGTTGTGATAACACATTCAACCAAACACGATCTTGACCCCAACCGCCATGCCATACCTGTGCTAATTTTATCGCAACTTCAGTTTTAATGCAATAGCAATTAGTATCTATATGATTAACACCATGATATGTTTGCCACTTACCAAGAGATTCACAATCATCATTACATATGTATTGACCATCTTTTGTGCATACCTTTCGGAGTGAATAGGACCAGTCCAGGTTGTTTTTTTCTATTGTCTTGATGCAGTTCTCGATATGATCTGGTTCAAACCAACAATCTTGATCCAGGTAAACCACATACTTGGTATCAATTAGGTGAGTGAACGCTGCATAGACTCTGTGCCCATAAAATCCGTTTGCGCCAACATTAAGTGGTAGAAAACATCGTGTTAAGTTTTTTCTATCCAAGAAATCATCCGAAATGATTCTTGTGCTCGAATGTGATTTTGGTCCATCCGCAACAACATAACATTTTGTATCATAAGATTGGTTCAGTACACTACGAATAGCATCTTTCAACTCCGGTGCACCGGTAGTCGGCATAATCACTGTCACACTCATAATTTAACCTCTTGTAAGTTTCAATATAATTTCTATTTGTTTTTCGATAATAGGTTTGCGATTTGGCCAGTAGATATATTCTTTGTCGCCTGTACTATGTAGTTTCTTCAGGAGAGGTACAATTATTTTCTCAATATCTTCTAGTCTTTTTTTGTAGTCTTCAGCTGTCTGTTCTGTTTTGTTGATTACTGAATTGTAGTCTTCTTCCGACACGGCAGAGAAACCGTAATCGAAATCAGATTCTTTATATTCTTTTAAAATTTTGTCGAATTCGTTTAGTGGCATTTTAAATTCTTAAAGTTTAGTGTATTAATTTTACTTTTTAATTTTTACTATTAACAGACCACCACGAGTGGCCATCAACTTGTATGGGTAGATAGCTACGCGAGCACCATTATAACGTTTATTCTTATAGGTGAATCCTCGACCAGCTCGAAATGTTGCACCAAAGACCGGTAAGTATCCACCTTTAAAGTGTGATAAGTCACCAGACAAACTCATGTGACTAGAGAAGTCAAGTTCTATGTGTTTACCCATATTTTTAAACACTGGTTTGCCTTGACCAATCAACTGCGTATGTTGTAAAGAGAATGGGCGCCCATAATCTGGCCCATAAATCGACATATTGGCAAGTTCATCATTAGTGAATTCACCCATAACTGGCATGGGAAGTTGATCACTATTACCAATAACTTTGGCAACTTCTCCCAAAAACTTTTGAACAAGAGGATGGTTGTAGATATATTCGCCGGCTTGTTCGGATAAACCACCATATTGTTGAAAAGCTTCTGGTCCACCTTCTTTTTTGTGAGAAACATAAATCGAGCCGGCTGCAGTAGGATTTTTATTATCTTTGCAAAGAATAATGTCGGCTTTAGGATCTCCTTTCACACCCGCTTTTTGTTTGATTGGAGAATCAACTTTTATAGCATAGGCAATGTCTTTATATATTTTGTTGTCACCTTTCAATTTAACATCAATTTTGCCACCAGCATCTAGAATATAGGCATTGATGGCATCAACAACTTCATCTTCATATTGTGTACCGTTACCACCTGTTGGTTTGCGAATAACATTGATTGGAATATAACCAGAAGTTTGGCCAATTTTCACCGAAGCCATCTTCAATTTACCAATCTCAAACATATTTCGATCAGTTATCTTAATTTTGGTGCCAGCCTTAAATTCTTTAGTTCCAGCAACTATGTTTTTGCCTTTCTTGGTATAAAGAACAGTAGACTTTCCCTTTTCGATCTCAAAATCGATTTCGGAGAATCTTTTATTTTCTGTCACATACTTCGTGAAAGATAATCTACCATCAGTGGCTTTGCTACCCAAGTCGGCCATTTCAGTTCCTGTTGTTATAATTTATTATTTAGTCTTCATCTTATGATCTGTATCTCTTTACCTGAAGTCCACACCTCTAGATCAGTTTTTAATTTATTTTCCGTTTGTAATGTTGCATATCGACCAGCAGCCTTATTTTGCCACCAACGAATCAAATTGGCAAGATGATGTTTTTCATAGTTTTCACCAGGAATTAGTTTATCGGTTTTGCAGTTGACGTAATCGATCATGTTCTTGAAACCATAATCACTGATGTAATATCTCTTCTGTTCTGTCAGGTTCTTTGCTTTACTTATTGTATCATTAAAGTCACTTAATGCGTCTTTGTCAGCCTTTAATGCACTTTTAGTCATAGCAATGATTGTCATTGTTGTTTTTAGTTTTTTACTTGATGATTCCGGATCAACAATATCTCCAACTTTACTTTCAACAAATTCTTTCAGGTCTTCGTAAGGTTTACCATGCATAAGTGGTACAAAATCACTATCAGTTAAACCTTTGAAACGAATGAATGGTTTCATACCATCATATTGAGAAACTGTCTTTGTACTACCATACAAACTGGTTGTCTCAAACAAACATAGGTTCATGCCATATTTCTTGTTGACGATTTCACGAACTTCATGTGATGTACAAATACTTGCAAGAAGTTTACCACCAAGATAATTGTAACCAAATGGTTGTGCAGGAACAATTACGAATCCCATCATTGCAGAATCGTTGAATCGTTTTGCCCACTCTGGTTGTTGAGTGAACACCTGCGCCAACATTTCATTTCTTGGTTTCATATTAATTACTGGTGAACCAAGGCGAATGAAACCAATAATCTTCTTCGTGTTCTTTTCGATGACAGCCAGGCGAACCTGGCGACCAACAGGAGAAATGTTGATGTGAGAACTGGTGATGTTCAGTAGATTTTCCCATTGATCAATTGGAATCTCACAGACTTCAAAGTCCATGTCCCACGGATGCATATTGAAATCAGAAAACAAATCATCTTCTAATGGAAAAAGAGGATTGCTTGGCATTTCAGAAAGAGATGCCAACTTTTGATTTCGCATGTACTCATCGATACGATTGAATTCACCAAAGTAATCTTTGAATACTTTTGCACAGTGAATTGCATCGTCTATGTTCAAGATCATACTTTAAAACCTTCAAAGGCTTTTTTGGCTTTCATTTCTCTATTGCCAAAAGTATTCAATGGTTTGTCATTACCAGAATCAATAATATCGTTTTGTGCAGATTGTTCCACATCATACAGTCGCATCTTTGCTCTGTCAATACCAAGACTGAATCGTTTATATTGTGTTGGATCAGAATAACGATTCTTCAACTGTTTGACCATAATCTGACCAAGTTCTTCCAGTTCTTCGGAAGAAATCAATGCAAACATCAAGTCTGCCGTAGCGGGCAAACCAAAAGACTCACTCGTGTCTTCCAATCCGGGGTCGGAAGAAGTATATCCACTTCTTGTTGTTTGTGTCGCAGAAACAATAGGTAATCCGAACTCAACGGCAAGACCTCGCAATTCTTCTGCGATTGCTTTAACATAGGTATAACTGTTGACATTTGATCCTGCCTTAACGCGAGAACTACAACAAATATTGAGGTAATCCACAAAGATAATATCAGGAACAAAGCTTTTCTTGAGATTGAGTTCATTCAACAATGTCCTAAAATGTGTTACCGATGCTGCTGCTGTTGGGTATTCTTTGATGATTAACTTACCAACAGTTTTTTCCCTTAACTTTGCGATTCTTTTGTCATACATTTCCTTAGATAAGTTGACCAAATCATCCACAGTGACATTCAACAAGTTTGCATCAATACGTTCTGCAATCTTTTCTTCAGCCATTTCCATGGTAATATATAGCACATTCTTGCCTTGAACCATACATGACGCAGCAACGTGACACATGAACAAACTTTTACCAACGCCGGTGCCTGCAAGAGCAATATTTAATGTCTTTGCAGGAAGACCACCTTTGGTAATTTTGTTAAAATAATCCAAATCAAAAGGAATCTTTTCTTCTTTTCGATGGTAGAATTCATAACGATCATCAGAATTTTCCAGATAATCGTGACCAACGGAACTGTCAAAACTGACAGCTAGTGCATCAGAGAGAATCTTGGGAATCTGACCCTTATCATGTGTTTTATCTTTACCATCAAGAATCGAAATTGAACCAAGAACTGCATTATAGATTGCTTTTTCTTGGCAAAAATGTTCAGTCTTGTCTACAAGCCATTCAATCTTAGATTCTTCTTTTTTGCCGTCTTCTATTTCTTTAAGATACGATTCACATCTTTCTAGTTCTGTTTCCGTCAGACTTCTATTTTCTTTGATAGACAGAACCAACGACTCAATTGAAGGTGTCGAATTATAGGCTTCAACGAACGATGTGATTTGATTGAAGATCGTTTTGTCGGTTCTGTCGGTAAAATACTCGGATTTTATGAAAGGTAAAACTTTGCGTAGATACTCATCATTGTAAATTAAGTTTTTCAGTATTGTCTGTTCCAGTTTCATCAATAATATCCTCATCCATATTAGATGACATTATCTCTACCAATAAGTCACCAATATAATTTTTGAAATCTTCGTCTTTTTCCAGTTTGGCTGGTTTCTTGACTTGAGATTCTAACACATCGTAAGCAAAAAGTAAATGAACTCCGTCACTTTCTTCTTTTATTTTAACCTTACCATATTTGAATACGGTATCTTTATAAGGTCCTTGTAGAAATTTGATGTGAACTGTTGTTGCATCATTCTTAGGATATATGTAACAAAAATCAACACCCTCAATCATTTAAGACACCTTCATCGTCTTCACTCTGCATAATTTCACTTGAGGCAACACGATATTTGTTTTCAACAAATTCTTGGAATGATTTTTGTTTCAGAACAGACAACCAGAATTCTTTCGAATCAGTATCCTTTTCTCGATATTTTTTATCTTCTACTTCGCCGGAGGATACATCCACTTTGCTGTACCACCCATTTGAGGGTTTGATGACATGTCCGGATTCCAGTGCAATATCAAGTAAGCCTGACCACTTGCTAATGCCACCACCAAAAGATACAGACACAGGGATTTTAGATTTTTCTTTAACATACCTACTCTTTTCTACGTTAATGATGAAGTTATAACCAACAATTTCAGTTCCTTCTTTTTCTTGTTGGCGACCAATAATAAAGATGTTGTCAGCAGAATAATAAGAACCGGTGCCGCCGCCAACAATATCTTTCGGGAACATACCTATTTCTTTGTATGTGTGATTAACAACAATCATTGGAATGTCTTTCAAAGACAAATGAGGTGTTACCATACGGAACAAACTCTTAACTTGTTTGGCGCGTGACATATCTGCAACAGACTTGCCTTCAAGTGCATCTTCAACCTCTTTCTTGGATGCAAGGTTACCAATTGAATCAATCACAATGATAAGATGTTCACCACGTTCCAATTGTGTCAATTGTTGCATCACATCAAACTTTAATTGCTCAATGTCGGTAAGAGGAGTATGAAGTACACGCTCAGTGTCGATACCAAAACTATCGAAATAAGACTGCGGAGTACCGAATTCTGAATCGTAAAATAGCAGTGCTGCATCAGGATATTTATCTAGATAAGACTTAGCCATTAATAGAGAAAAGGCCGTCTTAAAGTGTTTGGACGGACCTGCCCACATCGTAAGACCTGGTGTTAAACCACCATCTAGTTTACCAGACAATGCGATATTGATTGCTGGCACTGCCGTAGGAATCATATCTTTATCAGTAAAGAATTTCGATTTCGCCAGAATAGCAGAATCTTTGATGCTGCTGTTCTTTTTAATTTTATCAAGAATACTCATTTGTTTTCCTTTTATATTTCAACTGAAGAAGTCTTCCAAAGAATTATTCTTCTCAACTTTCCATTTCATACAATCCAATATCACACGAATTGGTTCCAAAAATGCTTTGTCGAATTGTACATCGTAATCAATATACCTGTCAAGTTCAAACTCTTTTGGTATTCTGGAAGGGAAAGAAATAACGGTATCTTTGAAGTGATTCGGCATCTTAAGATAGGTGAATTTGATCTTTTCACCCTCTTGAATCTTCTGATACTTCTTTTCCAATCCCATCAACTTGAGGTTGTGGTTATACAGAATTGCACCTTTAACGTGAATTGGTGTACCTTTTTTATATAGTGTAACCGAATCTGAATATGTGTTCAAACCATTAAGCCCACGCGGGAAAGATATCTCTTCTGGTGGTAATCTTTTAAACTCTTCTCGGAAGTTGGCAATGAAGTTTTGAACATCATTCTCGGTACCAGTCATCATCAACTGAATTGCCGCTTTCATCTTCTCACGGATTGCCGATGGTGTGGATGATTTAATCATTTCCAGTCCCATGACCTTCATCTGTGGTTCTTTATATTGAACACCTTCGTTGTTATACACATTCAGAATGTAACGCTTCTTGGCAGTCCACACACCTTTGTTGGACAGACCCTCGCGTTTCATTTGCATCTTTTGTGAATATGCCTTAACATAGTCAGCAAGTTCTCCATAAGACTTGTCAATAAACGGTTGAATCTTAGTCTCACAAACTTTATCCATGAAGGATATCGCCCGGTTAATATCTTGACTTCTGTCCCCCATCGCAGATTGCACCAAAGGTCCAAGATTGAGATAGATCGAGTCAGTATCTGATGCAATGACATAATCAACACTTTCTGTTTTAAGAATACTATTCATGTACTGGTTAATCTTATTTTCGATCCAACGAATCGACAATTGACCGGCAGTGGTAACACCGAGAGCCATTCTCAAATCATAGAAACGGAAATACTGTGAACCGAGAGCACCATAAGCGGAGTTCAGTGAAAC